GTTTTCTGATGCCAAAGAGAGCGCATGAAAGGTCAGCGGTCGTCACTTGCTGCTGCTGGCCGATGCACTGCAAGAGCCAGACGAGATATGGGTCAGGCTCGAATGGCTGGCCGAGCAGAACAAAGCCGTGCTGCGTCGCCGATACATCAGCCGCTTAGAGCTGGATGGGAAGGCAGTGCCAGCTCTGGCCGTGTTCGAAGTCGGTCCGGATGGCTGGGGTGGCGTTACCACGCTTGCCCGGGCTGGCAGTGATCCTGAGTACCTGGAGGAGTTGCGCATTGGCGTGAGGGTCTACCGTCGATCGGATGGTGACTGATCAACGCGCTCTATATAGAAGGAGGCAGCCGTGGCCGGCGCAATACTTGAAGTAGCATTTGATGCCTCGGTGGTTTGGCGCGAGCTGGAGCTGTTGATCGAGCGCCTGGGCTCGCTCCGTACACCGCTCAATGACATTGCGGAATACCTGCACATGTCCACCGATGCCCGCGCTCGCCGCCAGGTCGCGCCGGATGGCACGCCTTGGGCTCCACTGTCACCGCGTACCCTGGCCAGAAAGAAGGGCAACAAGATCCTACGCGAGTCCGGGGCTCTGCTCGACACGCTCCGCCACCAGGTGACAGATGATGGGCTCGACTTTGGCACCGACCGTCCCTACGGGGCTATTCACCAGGACGGCGGCAAGATCGAGCACGCTGCTCGATCACAGCAGGTGTACTTCAAGGAAAAGGGTGGCGTGGTTGGCAACCGCTTCGTGAAGAAGAGCAAGTCCAACTTTGCGCAGTGGGTGACCCACGGGGCGAGATCCGTCGAAATGCCAGCCCGACCCTACCTCGGATTGTCGAGTGAGGACGAGGCAGAGATTCTGGAGATCGTTTCGGACTATCTGAAGGGCTAAACGGGTCTTTTGAAAACGCGCTTGTTTGAGCGCTGTGTAGGCCTTAGGCGGTGCATCCGGTTGGGAATCGAGCCGGAGCACCGTTAGATTACCGTTAGATTTGCTTCTGGCACCATTTCCGGCCGTCAATCGACACTGGGATTCTTCGAAAGGCTGGAAAACGTCAAAAAGTGATCCGTTTGCTCACCGAAGCGAGGTAGCATTCCCGGCTCCCCAGCACTCCCCCTCAGCCGACCTTTTCTTGCGTCGAGCTTAAAAACACTCCCCCCGACATGCCGCACACACTGGCGGCATGAAAACACTTCTCGCACTGAACACAGACCTCTCCGCAATTCCCGTCACTGACGGGAAAGCGCCTGAGTGGGTCGAGATGATCCCTCCAGGTCCATACGTTCGCGGACTGGATGGCCGTGAGTGGCTGTTCAACGCGGACTCCCAACAGCTGGTGCTGTCCTCCTTTACAGGCAGGGGTATTGATCTGCCCATTGACTGGGAGCATGCCACCCAGCATCGCGCCCCGAAGGGCGAGGCAGCACCCGCCAGCGGCTGGATCAAGCAACTGGAGATCCGCGAAGGCGCACTGTGGGCCAACGTGGCCTGGACGCCAGGTGCTGACACCCAGATCACCACCCGCCAGTACCGCTTCATTTCTCCGGTGTTCGACTACGTCGAGTCCACCGGCCAGATCGTCCGCTTGGTCAGCGCAGGCCTGACCAATACGCCCAATTTCACCATGACCGCCCTCAACCAAGAGGGCCAACCTCAGGAGTTCACCACTGTGAAATTCCCCGCTGCGCTGTTGGCGTTGTTCGGCCTGTCCGAAAACGCCACCGAAGACCAGGTCATCGCCGCCGCTACCGACCTGCAAAAAACCGCTCAGGCCGCAAACCGCGAAACCAGTGACATCACCCGCTTCATCCCGCGTGCGGATTACGACCAAGCGATGTCCCGTGCCACCAATGCCGAGGAGCAGCTGGCCACCCTCCAGAAGGCCGAGCACAACAAGGCTGTGGACGCGGAGATCCAGGGCGCACTGACCGCCGGCAAGATCACCCCGGCTACTGCTGAGTACTACCGAGCGACATGCTCCGAGCAAGCCGGCCTTGAGCGCTTCCGCGAGTTCATGAAAGCCGCCCCGGCTGTTGCTAACCCATCCAACTTGGACACACGCAAGCCGGAAGTCCTGGTCACCGCGCTGAACGCTGAGCAGCGAGCCATTTGCGCCCAGCTCGATATCAACCCGGTGGAATACGCCAAAAACCTGAACGCAGAGGCCTAAGCCATGCCGCTGACCGCTGACCGTAATACCCCACTCAAGCAGACCGACATCGTGGTTATCGGTGTCGGTGCCGGTGTGCGCATCTTCGCCGGCTCGCTGATCGCTCTGACCGCTACTGGCTTTGCCATTCCCGGCAAGACCGCCACCGGCCTGACCTACGTCGGGCGCGCTGAGGAATCGGTGGATAACACCGCCGGTGCTGACGGCGCTGTATCGGTGAAGGTTCACCGCAACCGTGCCTTCAAGTGGGCAAACGACGGCACTGTTACCCAAGCACGCCTGCTTAAGCCGGCCTACATCGTCGACGACGCGACCGTGGCTGCTGCTGATGGAACCGGCACCCGCTCGGCCGCTGGCTTGGTTGTGGGCATCGATTCCGACGGTGTTTGGGTCGAGTAACCCTCTTTATATAGGAGCGCATAGCGCATGTTGGTAAACAAGTCCTCCATTCAAGCCGCCTTCGTTGGCTTGAAAACCCTGTTCAACAATGCCTTCGCGGCAGCCCCCAGCACCTGGGAAAAGATCGCGATGAAGGTGCCATCCAGCACCGGCAGCAACCTCTATGCCTGGCTCTCGGCGTTTCCCAAGATGCGCCGCTGGGTGGGTGAGAAGCACGTCAAGAACCTCCAGGCCTACAGCTACTCGGTGACCAACGAAGACTTCGAGGCCACCGTCTCGGTCGACCGCAACCATATCGAAGATGACCAGATGGGCATCTACCAGCCTCAGGCGCAGATGGCCGGTTTCTCGGCTAAGCAGTTGCCGGATGAAATCGTGTACGAGCTGGTGAATGGCGGTTTCAACTCGCTCTGTTATGACGGCCAGTATTTCTTTGACACCGACCACCCCGTGGCGGGCAGTAGTGTCAGCAACAAGGGCACCAAGGCGCTGACGATTGACACCCTCGCTGCGGCGAAGGCGAGCTACGGCGCTGCCCGCACCGCCATGCGCTCCTTCAAGGACGAAGATGGCCGACCAATCGACTCTATCCCGACCGTGCTCCTGGTGCCGCCAGCGCTGGAGGACACCGCACGAGCGTTGCTCACTGTAGAGCGCCTGGAGGATGGCAAGCCGAACCCGTACAAGGGTACTGCCGAGCTGCTCGTGTCGGCCCGACTCACTTCGGATACCGCCTGGTTCCTGCTCGACACCAGCAAGCCGGTACGTCCGTTCATCTACCAGGAGCGCAAGGCGCCGGTGTTCGTGCAGCAGATCGATGCTGAAGCCGACGACGTCTTCAACCGGAAGCAGTTCAAGTTCGGTGCTGAAGCGCGTGCTGCTGGTGGCTACGGCTTCTGGCAGATGGCGTTCGGCTCGACCGGTACGGTGGCCTAACCATGGGCGTAACCATCAAGTCCAAGACCGATGGCTTTCGTCGCGGTGGCATCGTCCACCGCGCCAAAGGCACCTACTACCCAGACGGCGAACTCACCGAGGAGCAACTGGAGCAGTTCAGGCGTGAGCCGCAACTGGTGGTCGTTGAGCAGGTACAGCCTGCAGGTGCGGTAGGCATGGACGATGAGTCTCAGCGGCTGATGCAGGAAATGGGCGACACCATCGCAGCACTGGAGCATGAACTGGAGCAGGTCAACACCGGCCGCGTGCTCGCGGTTTCCAGGTGGGAGCAAGCCAATGATGGGCTGGAAGCGGTGCGCTCCGAGCAACAGGCGATGTTCACGTATCTCGCGACAGTTCCGGGCCTGGTCGTGGAAGCGGCTCAGCTCCTGCCTACAGAAGAGCCGGTGCAGGAAGGCTTCATTTTGATCAAGGCCGAGAGCCTGGCCGCGCTTATCGCTGAACACCTTCAACCACAGCCCAAGGCGCCGGAGGCGCAGGACGATGCAGACAGGTCAACGCT